GTGGTGTTTAATATGGAGCGTCAGGTGGCCTCTCTGAAGGCTTCACAGGAATCACTCAACAAAGACTACAGAGAATTGCAAACAAAGAAAAACTCTATGCTTAAAGAAATGAAGGCGACTAGGGAACAAAGAGTCAAAAGATTAGAAGATAGCAAACAAAGTCTTACCGGATGGATAGCATACTTGATGAGTAATCCAGATATAACTCAGCAGTATGGTATTGAGATGGAAAAAATGAGACTAGCAATGCGTAAAGAAAGAGAACGACTCTCAGGATTTCATAAATATACAGACGGACAAGTTGATCAACCCTTTTTAAACTCAGATACAATCAAGGACTAAAATGAAGACAGCTATAATCTACGGCGTTACGGGACAGGACGGAAGTCATTTGGCGGATCTATTGCTAGAGAAGGGCTACATCGTTTATGGTGTATCAAGAAGAACCAGTACAGATAACACGACACGTATTTCACACCTTCATGATAACAATAGATTTAAATTACTTGAAGGAGATATTACGGACCAATCTAGCGTTTTAAATACTTTAAGTTATCACGGTCAAGTAGATGAAGTCTATAACCTTGCCGCGCAATCCCATGTTGCGGTCTCATTTAATCAACCGGGTTTAACTTGGGATATCACAGGTAAAGGCTGTTTAAATATTTTACAAAGCATCGTAGATTTAAAGATGATGAACACAAGATTTTATCAAGCAAGTAGTAGTGAGATGTTTGGTAGCAACTACGACATACAGGTTGGCATGACATCTGAAAGCAAATACCAAAACGAAGAAACTAAATTCCTACCTCAAAGTCCATATGCTATTGCTAAATGTGCCGCTCACTACATGACTAGGTTATATAGAGAGGGTTATGGTCTACATGCTAGTGCCGGTATTCTATTTAATCATGAGGGACCACGAAGAGGAGAAAAATTTGTAACGAGAAAGATTACAAAATGGATCGGAGAATTTGTAAAAAGTGGAAAAAGTGCTGACTTCCCAAAACTTAGATTAGGTAATCTTGACGCATATAGAGATTGGGGATACGCAGGAGACTATTGTGAAGCGATGTGGATGATGCTACAGCAAGACTGTCCCGATGATTATGTAATATGCACAGGACGCACATATACTATTAGAGAATTTTTAGATGTTGCATTTAAAGAGGTTGGTATTGACGATTGGTCTGACTATGTAGTTCAAGACCCAGAGTTTTATAGACCAGCAGAAGTTGACTATCTACGAGGAGATTGCAGTAAAGCTAATAACAAACTAGGATGGACACCTAAACATTCATTCGAGGACTTAGTTAAAATGATGGTACAACATGATATACAATGAAAATTTACAAAGTACATATGATTCTAACCTTAGTTATATCTAGATTAAAAAAATATGATCTAGAAGACTATAATAGCGCATCGCCCATAATCTTTGTAGAAGCGAATGATCCAGACGACGCGTGTTATAAAGCTATGCATAAACTCGCGAGTAAAATACTAAGGTCAGACCATTCTGTGGAAACTTTAGAATTTATAAAAGATATATTTTATGATGTAAGAATAATTAAAATCGAGACACCATGAGAAGAAACTATGACGACCCTGTTTATAAAGACTGGAGAGTAAAGGTATACAAAAGAGATGGCTTTAAATGCCAGATGCCGGGATGCAAACGTACAAAGAGTTTAAATGCACACCACATACAAAAATGGGCAAGCGCCTCCACATTGAGATATGACGTTGATAACGGAATAACACTATGTAGATACTGTCACCAGAAGGTAACGGGTCATGAACAACATTATCAAGGACTATTTCAAGATATCGTGAGAAGTAAAAATGGCTAAATATAAAACCGCACCCGGATATACCGTCGTAAGAGACACAAGAGAACAACAGGGTTACTTTTTCAAGAAGTTTAACACCTGTCAAGGTACCGTACAAAGAAAGCTAGACACAGGCGATTACTCTATATTAGGCATGGAGGATAAGGTTTGTATAGAAAGAAAAGCCAGTGTTTCGGAAATCGCCCTAAATCTAGGTAAAGGTAAATATGCTTTCTACAATGAGGTAGAAAGAATGAGAGACTACGAACACAAGTTTATAGTTTGTGAGTTTTCTATGGAAGATGTTATGAAGTTTCCAGAGGGCGCTAACATACCAAAAGAACTGAAGGGCAAGGTAAAGATAACAGGAAAATACATACTCAGGTGCCTAATGGAGTTCGCTGTCTTTAACGATGTCCACGTAATATTTGCTGGTAGCGAAAGAGGTGCGTTTGACTTAACAAGTAGTTTACTAAAAAGAATCAACGAGAAATATACCATAGGGCGAAAATCATGACCATGAATAGAGATGTTATATCTGAGATTCATTCATATGGAATTGATGTAAAGAATAGGGAGATATACATAAATGAATTTGACGACTCAGGAGAAAGCGCTGGTGTAGAACACCGAATGTTGCAAAACTTTTATAAAAATATAAACTTTCTAAAAAATATAAGCAAAGAACCTATAACGATCTATCTACAAACAGTAGGTGGCTGTTGGTATGCTGGTATGGGTATTTATGACGCCATCAATAACTGTAAATGTAAAACAACGATGATAGGATACTCACAGCTATGCTCTATGGGTTCTATCATAATCCAGTCCGCAAACAAGAGACTACTAACCCCTAATTCGGTATTCATGTGTCACTATGGATCTAGTGACTTGACCGGAGACTATCTTAGCGCACAAAATTATTCAATAGTAGACAAGAAAAACGCAGAAACTATGGTTTCTATATACGCCGAGAAATGCTATAGATACGGAGCTTATTTTAAAGAAAGAGAATATAACTTATCTAAGACAAAATCCTTTATAAAAAGAAAAATGAAAGACGGAGACTGGTATATGAGCGCTGAAGAAGCAGTATACTATGGATTCGTAGACGGGATATATAAATGAATAAAAAACTAAAACAAATAGATGAAGCGTGGCTGAAGCTAGATGTAGACGATAAAGATCTGTTTAACCCAATGTCAATTTTAAATAGTGCAGAAGATGACTACCATTTAAAGCTATCTTGGTTGATGACTAGACCTGAATATTTCTCTTTTCTGGTAAAGCACATATTTAATATACAAATCCTACCATCACAAGCCCTTATTCTACATGAACTATGGAATAGAAAGTTTCCAATGCTAATAGCGAGTCGTGGATTTGGTAAATCGTTTATGCTTTCTTTATATTCCATGTTGAGGGCGCTTCTGCTGCCAAACAGAAAGGTGGTGGTTGTCGGCGCTGCGTTTAGACAGTCTAAAGTTCTTTTTGAATACATGGAGACAATATGGAATAATTCACCAATACTAAGGGATATATGCGATGCCAATTCTGGCCCTAGACGAGATGTGGATCGCTGCGTTATGCGTATTAACGATAGTAGGGTTACTTGTTTACCGCTTGGTGATGGACAGAAGATTAGAGGTCAGCGTGCTAATGACATTATCTCTGACGAGTTTGCTTCTATTCCTCGCGATATCTTCGAGACTGTTGTTGCTGGTTTTGCTGCTGTGTCTTCTGACCCTATCGAGAATGTAAAACGTTTAGCGTCAGAAAAAAAGGCAAGAGAGCTTGGCGTAGAGATAAGAGGTAAAGATGAGCAAAAGCTAGAGAACAAAGACAACCAAATTATTCTAAGTGGAACCGCTTATTATGACTTTAATCATTTTGCGACATACTGGAAGAGATGGAAGTCCATCATAAAAAGCCAAGGGGACAGTATAAAACTTAGAGAAGTCTTTGGTGGAGATGACGTTCCAGAAAACTTTGACTGGACAGAGTATTCAATCATGAGAATACCCTACGAACTTCTTCCAGATGGCTTTATGGATGCTGCTCAGGTTGCTAGATCGAAAGCAACTGTTCATGCTGGTATCTACCAGATGGAGTTCGGAGCAGTTTTTACTCGTGACTCAGAGGGTTTCTTTAAGAGGTCTTTGATAGAATCTTGTGTTGTTAGTGATCAAGAGCCAATAAAAGACTCAAAAGGCGAAGACATAATCTTTGAAGCCAAACTTATTGGAGATTCCAATAAAAAATATATATTTGGGGTTGACCCCGCTTCCGAAGTTGATAATTTTAGTATAATTGTTCTTGAAATAAATCAAGATCATAGACGCATTGTTCATTGCTGGACTACTACACGTTCAGAACACAAAGAAAAGGTCAAGAAGGGCTATTCTACTGAGACTGATTTTTACTCCTATTGCGCTAGAAAAATTAGAGACTTGATGAAATTATTTCCATGTATTCACATTGCTATGGACGCTCAGGGTGGTGGTATCGCAGTTATGGAATCCCTTCACGACAAAGATAAGCTCCAGCCGGGAGAAGTCGAAATATGGCCCACCATTGACGACGATAAGCCTAAAGATACTGATGATCAACGTGGATTACACATATTAGAAATGTGCCAATTTGCAAAATATGACTGGTTAGCAGAGGCAAATCATGGGCTTAGAAAAGACCTAGAAGATAAGGTTCTTTTGTTTCCAAGGTTTGATTCTATTACTATTGGTATATCTAACGTTGAAGATGGCATGAAGGGTAGAATGTATGACACCCTAGAAGAATGTGTTATGGATATTGAAGAACTTAAAGATGAATTATCCATGATCCAAATGACCCAGACTGCTAATGGTCGCGACAGGTGGGATACACCAGAAGTGGTTGTGGCTGCTGGCAAAAAGAGCAAGATGAGAAAAGACCGATACTCATCTTTAATCATGGCTAATATGGCAGCTAGAGTTTTAGCTAGGATGCCTACACAAGAACAGTACGAGTTTTTTGGCGGTTTTGCTTCTACAATGCCAAAGGATTCAAATCAAAAGAAAACAGAAAATCTATATACTGGTCCAAATTGGTTTTCGGATAATATGAAAGATATCTACTAATCTGTGTATAATACAATACCAATGTAATTGCAATCAGATTACCCAAAAGGACCAAAATGAACAAAGATAAATCTCTCATAACTTGGAATGATTCAGACGCTTCAAGTAGAGCTACTGCATTTCAACAATTTTCAGAAGCTGGTGAAAGCTATGGCGGTGTTAGCAAGGCTAACCACTACAGAGATTTTAAGGACATTGAGCCTAACAGAAGTGTTCGTCCCGGTTTTAGAACCTCTGACTATTACGCCTTTAGACCAGAAGAAAGAGTACCCTACAGACAAAAACGCGCCATTAAGATGTGTATGGACGCATATGAAAAAGTTGGTATAATTAGAAATGTCATCGACCTAATGGGCGATTTCGGCTGTCAGGGTATCAATATTGTTCACGAGAATAGGAGCGTAGAAAAATTTTACCAGCAATGGTTCAAGAAGATAAATGGTAAAGAAAGATCTGAAAGATTCTTAAATCTTCTATATAGAGCTGGTCAAGTCCCAGTATATCGTAGTTATGCTAACATGACCCCCGAAGTAACGAAATACATCAAGTCTATGGGGCAGGATATTGTTGTAGAAGTTCCTAATTTTGAAAAGAACTTAATACCTTGGAGATATAATTTCTTTAACCCTATATCTCTTGAAATCAAAGACAGTAATATTAATTTATTTCTAGGTACTAGGAAGTTTGAGCTTTCTCCAACAAGCTTCTTAGACAACTTTAAAGACGGCGCTATACCAGCCCATCTACTTGACACGTTACCTCCAGAGGTAAAGTCTAGAATTAAAAATGGAGATAAGAAAATTGAGCTTGATCCAGAAAGACTCTCTATGTTTTACTACAAAAAGGATGATTGGTCTAACTGGGCCAACCCCTTAATTTATGCTATTCTTGACGATGTTATTATGCTAGAGAAGATGCGACTTGCTGATTTATCCGCTCTAGACGGTGCTATCTCGAATATTAGACTTTGGACTCTCGGTAATCTAGATCATAAAATATTACCTAATAAGGCTGCCATTAATAAACTAAGAGATATACTTTCTAGTAATGTTGGTGGAGGTACGATGGAGTTAGTTTGGGGTCCAGAGCTTTCTTACACTGAATCTAATAGTCAAGTATATAAATTCTTAGGATCTGAGAAATATAACTCTGTTCTCAATAGTATATATGCAGGACTGGGCGTTCCTCCAACCTTAACGGGTATAGCTGGAAACGGTGGAGGATTCACAAACAACTTCATTTCTTTGAAAACCTTGGTTGAGAGATTGCAATACGGAAGAGATCAGTTAACGTCTTTTTGGGAGAAAGAGTGTGAAATAGTCAGAAAGGCTATGGGTTTCAGAAAGTCTCCACACATTATGTACGATCAAATGAGCCTATCTGACGAAGCCTCTGAGAAAAACCTGTTAATACAACTAGCAGACAGGGACATTATCTCCCACGAAACTGTTCTGGAAAGATTTAAAGAGGTTCCATCTGTAGAAAAGATGAGATTAAAAAGAGAAGATAAAGATAGATCAAAAGAGAATTTACCAGAAAAGGCCAGTCCATATCATAATCCAAATAAGCAGTTTGAAATAGAAAAAATGGAAAAGCAGGGGCAGATCAACGAAAAGATGGCTGAGAAAAAAGAAAAACAAAAACCTGTTAATCCAAACGGTAGGCCCGCAAACAAACTAGACGAAGGACCAAGAAAACAGAGAACTGAGACGCCTAAATCTAAACCGGGAGTTGCTGAATTTATTGTCTGGGCAAACAAATCATTTGACAAAATATCAGAAATAACAAACGAGGCGTATTTATCTGTACTCGGAAAGAAAAATCTTAGAGGTTTAAATAAATCTCAAGCAAATGACCTAGAAGAGATCAAGCTTCATGTCTTATCTAATCTCAATCCAATGTCTGAAGTCACCGTGGAATCAATACAAAAGATTATAGGATCTACTAAGAAGATGCCACAGAAACTTCAAGAAAGGCTAAATTCAACTAATACAAATTTAGAAAATATGAACATTGAAAATTTTAGAAAACATGCGATCTCTTGCTACATAGAGTATTTTCTGGATAGTTAAAATCACGTTTTTTAAAAAAAATAATTTTTTTGTGTATACTAAATGTAGAGGTAATACATGAATATAAAAATATATCAAAACGAAATAAATGACGGTATTGGCGAACTCGTTAAGAGTACCGCTAGTGTTGCATATTGCTCTGAGGCTATTAAAGCTGACGCTTTTAAAGTTCCAGCAACTATTACCGACAGGGCTTTCGCTGAAAACAAAGACCAAATAGATCTCTATTATTTAGAGTCTGTGTTAGTTTCTTGTGGCTGGAATAAAAACGATGATGTATTTATGCCAGAACCAACTTGGGCAGCAAGGAACACACCTGAAGATAAACAGTTCAACTTTATGCACGATGAAAATGATATCATCGGACATATTACTGGTAGCTATGTTTTAACAAAAGACGGAAAGGCAGTATCTAATGATTCAGAAATGCCTGAAGATTTTGATATTATTACTCAAGCTGTCCTTTACAATAGCTGGACTGGCGAAGAAAATCGCGAAAGAATGGAGAAAATAATCTCTGAAATAGATGGGGGCAAGTGGTACGTTTCGATGGAATGTCTATTTGCCGGATTTGATTACGCTCTATCAAACGACGACGGCGCTAAGAAAGTTTTAGCTAGAGATGAGGAGTCATCATTTTTAACTAAACATCTTAGAGCTTACGGCGGAACAGGAGAGTATCAAGGATATAAAATAGGTAGAGCTTTGAGAAACATTTCTTTTTCTGGCAAGGGTCTAGTATCTAAACCTGCTAATCCGAGAAGTGTAATTCTTAAAAGTGTAGCATTTAATTTAGATGACAATTCTGATTTCAATATAGGAGAATTTAATATGTCAGATAACTTGCTGGAAAAGCAGCTGGAAGAAGTTCGCGCTGAACTTGCTACTGCAAAATCCGAGAATGACGCGATTAAAGCTCAAATCGAAGAAGCAAAAGATAAAGAATTTGCTTCCAAGGTAGAGTCTTTTCAAGCAGATATTGAAGCTAAAGACAATAGCATTGCAGAACTAGAAGAGAGTATAAAAAGTTCACAGGCTCGCGTTGCCGAACTCGAAGACGCTCTTACTAAGTCTCAAGAAGAACTTTCTGTCGCCATGAAAGACATGGAAGACATGAAGAAAAAAGAGAAGGGCAGAAAGAGAATGGCAGCTCTCGTAGAAGCTGGTTTTGAACAAGAAGAAGCAGAGGAAACTCTTGCCGCTTTTGATTCCGTAAATGACGAAGCTTTTGATGTTATCGTTGCAAAAATGTATGACAAAATGAAAGCAAAAAAAGACAAGAAAGAAGATGAAGCTGAAGCAGCAATGCCTCCCGAAATGAAGGAAGCAATTGAAAAAAAGAAAAAGGAAAAAGAAGCTAAAGCTGACGAAGAAGCTGAAGCTGAAGTAACTCCAGAACTTCTTGAGGATGTAGAAACTTCTGAAGCAACTCTTGTAGATGCAACTCCAGATGTTGACGAAGTAGAGTCAACTAGAGCAAGCATTTCGGACTGGCTTTCCAATAACGTACTCTCAACTAAATAATTAAAATAGGAGATTAAACTATGGCTCTTAAAGCAGATAGATATGAAGAATCAACAGATATCAGCTTCTTCTATAACGAAGGGACTGCTACTCGTGGTGGTGTTGTTGTTTTAGATGCGGCTAACAACAATCCATCTGGTGCTGCTATGGATCAAGGCGCTAACTTGGTTAAATACGCAGCAGCTGCCGTTACCGACGTTCCAGTTGGCATCCTTCTTAATGACGTTGTTAATAAGGATCTCACAAGAACTCATCTTAACCAATATAAAGATGAAGTTCAAAAGGGTGGTAAGGTCACTGTTTTGACTCGTGGATGGGTTGTTACCAGCAATGTTGATGGAACACCAGCTGCGGGCAACGTTGCTTACGCATCGAACAGTGTTGCTGGTAATATCAGCACTTCTGCCGCAGACGCAGAAGGATCAGGTAACTTGGCTATTGGTCGTTTCATGAGTCAAAAAGACGCAGACGGCTACGCTAAAGTTTATGTCAATCTTCCTAACCACGGTGCCTAATTAATTAACAAGGAGAATAAATAATGTCATATACAGAAAGACCTAGCGAAGAGTTTATTTCAGTGCTTCGCAAGTGTGGCGACTCCGATATGGAAGTCGCGCTCGCAGCGCAGAGAGAGTTTGCCAAAGCTTTGGAACTTCCTCTTCGCAAAGGTGTCTTAATCGGTAATATTCTTGGTAATATTTTTGAAACGATTAATGTAGAGCCGGGTGGAAGCACCGAATATCCTTTGGATCTTCTTGCTCCGGGACTTGAGGGTGAGCATGTTGCTTACACCAATCCGGGTCATGGTCGCGTTCCTGAGCGTGCGGTCGAGAGCGATTACGTCATGATCCCAACTTACTCAATCGCTAGCTCGATTGATTTCTTGCTTCGTTATGCTCGCGAAGCTCGTTGGGACATCACTGCTCGCGCTATGCAAGTTTTGGAAGCTGGCTTCGTCAAGAAAATGAATGACGATGGATGGCACACCCTTCTTGCTGCTGGTGTTGACCGCAACATCTTGGTTTACGACGGTGACGCAACTGCTGGTATGTTCTCTAAGAGACTTGTCAGCTTGATGCAAACTGTTATGCGTCGTAATGCTGGTGGTAACACCGGTAGCGGCAATCGTGGACGCTTGACTGACCTCTACGTTTCTCCTGAAGCGCTTGAAGATGTACGTAACTGGGGATTTGATCAGGTTTCTGACGCAACCAGAACTGCTATCTACAACGCAGGTGGCGACGGCGCTCCTATCACCAATATCTTTGGTGTAAGCCTTCATGATCTTGATGAGCTTGGAGAAGGTCAAGAATATCAAACATTCTTCGAGACTGGTCTTGGCGGTGCTGTTCAGGGTAGCGATACCGAATTGGTTATCGGTCTTGATCAAGGCTCAAACGATAGCTTCGTTATGCCAATGAAGCAACAGGTTTCTATCCACGAAGACCCAACTCTGCATCGTCAGCAGAGAGTTGGTTGGTACGGATTTGCTGAACTTGGCTTCGGCGTTCTTGATAATCGTAGAATTATCCTCGGTAGCTTCTAAGTTTACCTGATAATAAAGTTAATACTAATGGGAAGCCATTCCAATTGGAGTGGCTTTCTTTTTTTATATAGACTCACATAAAATGTGTATAATATTTCATACATGTATACTAGGATCTTTTTTAGGAGAACAAAATGGCAGAAGCAGCACTTTCAGATTATGCTGAGTCAGGGTTATTGAATTATATTTTCAGGGGTGGCACTTTCAATAAGCCAACCACGCTAGCTATAGCTCTTTGTAGTGGCGATCCAGAGGCAAACGAGTTGGAAAATAGACCTTTGCGAGTTGCTGCTGATTTACCAGAGCTTCCACGGTATTATTCGGACGGTACAACCGCCACGCGATATTCTAGATATCATCTTGGCTATACAGCTGATTCTGGTAATGTTAATTGGAAGTTTACAGAAGAAGATTATGCTGCTGGAAGTGGCGTTATCAAGAACTGTTTCCAAATAGACTGGCCCGCAGCTGAATATGATCCAGACGACCCAAAACAAAATATTGGCTGGGGATGGGTTTCAGGGGTGGCTATTTTAGATAGTGATGTCATAGGAGAGGGAAATGTCATAATGGCATCAAGGCTAGATAATCCTAGATTTATTTACGCTGGGGACTCGTTAAAATTTGAAATCGAAGCTCTACAAATCTCCTTTAAATAAAGATTAATATGACTATAAGATCAAAATCTGAGTATATCGAGTATATAAATACAATTCTTCCAGACAATACATCTAGACTTATATCTCCTGAAGATATAAGAATTGCGCTTATAGATTTAGCCGATTCTGTTGGTCGATTAATGGAAGGGGCAGATTTAGTATCTAATAATTTTGCCACTCCTGACACAAGAACAACAAAGTCTGGAAAAAATGTCTTATCTCAATTAAACTTAACCGGAAGAACTTCTGTAGACAATTCTGCTTTCGGTTATAATTCTTTAGGTTTAAATTACAATGGATCAAGAAATACATCAGTAGGATCTTTTACGTTATCCTGTAACTCTTTAGGTTCAGATAATGTTGCGGTAGGATTTAATGCCCTATCATCAAACACTGTGGGTTCTGGAAATGTTTCTATCGGTAGTTATTCTTCTGTCTCAAGGCCGAGGGGTAATTTCAACATAGCCATTGGTCACGGCGCAGCATATTATGTAAGAGAAAGAGAAGACAATAAATTTTATCTTGGGGCATACCCAAACGCTTCTGGTGATTGCGATACTATAGATCATAGTGGCATACCACCACTCCTTTACGGCGATCTCCATACAAGACAACTTGGTATTGGAACGGATGTTTTAGTTGACGAAAACGTTGGTCTAGCAGTTTCTGGCGATATACTCCCCGCTAGTGGACAAATATTTAGCATTGGAAAGGCTGGGTACGAGTGGGATGCCGCCTTCAGAAACATAACGGTTGCTGGAAACATTGATGTTCCTTTAGCTTGGCGGTTTGATCTATCTGACCAACATGGAACATCTGGAACAATTGACAAAGATGATACAATTTACATAAGTGGCGTTAGTGGAATTGAAACATCTTATAATCACAATATAAGAAACATGATTATATCCGCACAACCTGTTTCCGGTTGGGCTAGCGGTAACTTTACAGATTTAACAAATCAAATAATACAAATAAGCGGTAAAGACGGACAGTTGCTTTCTCTCAGTGGTCAGCTTTACAATGTAAGCGGATGGACTTTATATAATTTAGATGAGAGAATTTATCCAGATCTCGCAGAGATTAGCGGTGTTGATGGGTTGATTGACTCGGTTAGCGGGTGGGCTGACTACAACCAAAATGCGATTAGCGGTTTTAACGGATTACTTAATCAACTTAGCGGCGTTGATAATGGCTTGATATACCAAGCAAGCGGCTGGGCAAGAGATGAAATAACCAGTGTCTCAGGTCTGGATGGATTATTATACGAAATTTCTGGAAATCTCGGTAATGATCCCAACGGTCTAATATATCTTGCGAGCGGTTGGAATAAAAAGTACACCGATGACGCCGTGTTTGATGCGGGTAGTTTTACGTTTTGGGAAATAGAGGGTGAACATGGCGCCTCTGGAATGATCCATCACGCTGATACGCTTAGGATAAGCGGTGTTAGCGGCATTGAAACAAGAATGATCATAGACGAGGGCGCTGGAAATACTAATTTTTATAATTTATCTGTGTCTGCACATCCACTGTCCGGTTGGACTTCTGGCGTGTTCACACAAATTAGTGGTTACGGCGGCATCATTGATCAGCAGGTTACAGCTAGCGCTGTTTTAATTAGCGGGTGGGCTAGCGATATAGCAAGAAATGAAGCCGATGAATCTTACGCTTTGTCTTTTATAGATACTCTTGCCATAAGCGGACACAGTCCGGTTTATTCTCAATATGGGGCTAGCGGTATCATCTGGAGCGTAAGCGGTCATAATGAGAATTATACAGACCAAGCCAGCGGTTGGACATTTAGTAATTTTGAATCTTTGTCTGGAGTTGGCAGAAGTCAATTTGGTGAAAGCGGTTTGATATACATGGTTAGTGGATTCGCAAGATCTTATACCGATCAGGTCACTTTGGATGCTGGTTCCTACACATATTGGAATATAGACGGAGAAAACGAAGGCAGTGCAAATGTCAGATTTGCTGAACACGTATTTATAAGTGGTGTTAGCGGCTTGAACACGCACCTGTATTCAGATGGAACATTTCACACATTGGCTATTAGCGCGTCTGGGCTATCTGGTCAGCTAGTCGAACAATTAAAAGCTGTTAGCGGATACTACGAATCACAATTTCTTAGCATTTCTGGCTTTAACGGATCTGTCTCCGGTGCTATAAGGGCGACGGCGATAGAAACATTAACAGCGGCTAACGAAGATGCATCATCAAAAGACAGTGTAATTACAGGTAATATACAGACCACGGGAGAAACGCTGCTTAGAGAGATAAATAAAGTTTCAGGATTAAAAGATGGCACTCTAACATTAACTAGTGGTTGGGCTTATCAAACATTTAATACTTTATCTGGAATTCCAGACGGTCTTATATATTTAGCTAGCGGTTGGAACAAGCAGTACACGATAGATCAAATTAATGCTATCACATTTCCAAACGGTGAGTCTCAGTATACTCACTGGTTCTTAGATTCTGATAGAGATGGACCACAGGCTATTGGCACAAAAAGAACTGTTAACTTTACAGGAAAAGATGGCTTAGAAACATCCTTTAGAAATGAAGAAGGTTTATTTAATTTAGAAATTTCTGCTTCTTCTTTATCTGGATTAACAGTAGATGGTTTACTTGAGATTAGTGGTGTCGGGGGTATATTAGATAGAAGATTTGCAGCTGCTGGAGCAGAAGGTAACATATTCTCGTTTAATATTTCAGACCGCACAAATAACCAACAAATAGTTGGTGGGGATGTAATAAACATAGACGGCAAGTGTGGCGTGGACATTTTAGTGTCTGAGGCTGACACCTTAGAGGTTTCCGCCTGTAGTCTATCTGGATACTTGAAAGACAAGATAGATTCTGTAACAAGTAGACTAGATTGCCTAATTGACATAAACTGTCCCGGTGGAGCGGTAGAAACATCCGATAATATTAGCGGATGGGTTCAGTATAATCTATCAACTTTGTCTGGCGTTGACACAACGATTTACGGTCCAAGCGGTTTAATTTGGAGCGTGAGTGGATATCTAGATAAAGAAATATCAAGTAAGTTTTTAGAAGCAGATAGTTATGGCTGGTGGAACGCTTCGGACGGAGTTTCCACGTTTCAGGTAGAACCGAATGAGACAGTTTACCTTACTGGGGCAAAGGGTATTGATGTTTCACTTGCATTTGACGACTCTCAGGGAACATTTACCTTAGACGCAAGCCCTCTATCTGGAGTTCTATCAGAATTATCTGGAATAATGAGAACAGAGCTTCTAGCCATTTCCGGGATTGCTGACGGCGAGATTCAGCGCCAGCATACCGATCTTAATAGAAGGTTATTATACGCTTCAATCAACCAAACAAGAGATCAAATATTAGATAGACATAGACATTGGATAAGCGGCCAGTTATTAGAGATTTCCGGCTACGACCCAAGAGGTCTTCTCTATCAAGCTAGCGGCTGGAACGAAAACTATACTTTGCTTTCTAGTGGTGCTAACAATGATTACACAGCTTTAGTTAGCGGTTGGCTGATTTATAGTCATAACAAAATATCTGGTGTTAATGGACTTCTTAGAAATGTAAGCGGATGGGCTGAATACTCACATGAAGCCATCTCCGGGGTAGACGGCCAATTCGGAAGTCATAGCGGCTGGAATAATTATAACTATAATGTTATATATGGCGATTTAAATGAAATCAGCGGTGTAGGTGGTTTATTAGACAATATCGACGTATATAAAGCCACTAGCGGTGTAAGAATAGATAGTAATAATGTTATTCACACATATGGTAGTGGGCATTTCGATAAGGTTATTACAAGTAGAATATCTGACGTAAACGACCCCTCTGGACAGTTTGTTGCAAATACGGGTGCTTATCACGACGTTGTAAATGCAAGCGGATATCTAGTAACTCCTAGATACGAATCTTTATCAGATCTTAAAATTTCAATACCCTCATCTACAGCCAACAGCGGAGCGATTGTTTTCGCTGGCGATTATATTTATCAGTCTCGTGGAAAATTAGGTTGGACAAGACCGACAACGATAGAAGGATTTTTGTCAGAACAGCTATTGTCAGCTTCATCTTACAATAATCCAACTAGCGGTAGAATGATAGTTAAAAATGATCAATTTAATTCAGATTA